AATGATATTTTAGAAAAAGCGATAGAACGCAATTCTTTTTATGGTATTACAGGAATTTTAATCCACAATGATGATTGGTTCATACAAGTATTAGAAGGCCCTTGCGTAGAAGTAACAAACCTAATTAATTTGATTGAAACTGATCCACGCCATTGTGACATGATTGTTCTTAGATCGCGCTTTGTTAAAGATAGATCATTTTCAAATTGGACTATGCATTCGTTAGAACTTAATGATAATGATTTTAAAAATGTCACATTAAACTACACTGATAGTTTAACAATGACACATGAATTTGTTGATAGTTTAATAAAAAGATCACATAAAATCTCATAAGGCATATGTACATTAATTGTTTGTGATGGTATAATTACTCCATAATCATAAAACATTAGTGAACATGCAAAACACACCTGATCTTATTGCAAAACTACTTGCTAACGAAAACCTTCGTATTGAACGTTCGGCTGTTTACACGGCATATTTCAATATTAAAGATCGCGTACTAGTCCTTCCGCAATGGAAGGATATGACTCCTGAAGTAGAAGAAATGCTTGTTGGGCATGAAGTCGGTCATGCAATCTATACCACCGAAGAATATATCCATGCAATTGATCGAAGTGTACCAATTGAAGATCGCCGTCTAAGCTTCCGCGGTGCTCATGGTTATATGAATGTCCTTGAAGATGTTCGAATTGAACGCTTCATGAAACAACGCTATCCCGGTCTTCGAAAGACCTTTACAAAGGGATATCAAGAACTTAATGACCGAGATTTTTTTGGTATTAAAAATCGCGATCTTAATACTCTTCTTTTGATTGATCGTATTAACCTATATTTTAAAGCTGGTTTTGCTTGTGGTGTTAAGTTTACACCCGAAGAAAAGGTATTCATTTATCGTGCAGAGAAGACTGAAACAATTGAGGATGTGATTTTACTTGCGGCGGATATTTATGCATTTTCTGCGGCTCAGGCAAAGGAAGAACAAGAAAATAAGCAGAAAAATAATCTCATTAATAATGAAGAAAATCTAGAATCAGAAACAGAATCAGTATTTTCACAAAAAGTTGAAGAACTTGCTGATACTTCAACAATATATAAGTATCTTCCAGTTCAAAAGTTTGATTACAATCCAGTCATTGATTATAAGACAATTTTGAATAATGTATATGACACCGAAAACATTTCACTTTCATCTTATCTAAGAAGAAATCAACCTGAATTTAAGCTTGCAACTTTTCTAAGCGAAAATAATAATACAATTAGTTTTCTTGCTAAAGAATTTGAAATGCGCAAGGCTGCTACTGCATATCGTCGAACTACACATGCTAAGACCGGACAACTTGATATGCGAAAGCTATATGCGTATAAGTTAAAAGATGATTTGTTTCGCACTATTACCATTACTAAAAATGAAAAGAATCATGGTATGGTTCTTCTTCTTGATTGGTCTGGTTCAATGGTTGATCATCTCCAACAAACGCTTGAGCAAATGATCAATCTAGTACTATTTTGCCGCAAAGTTCAGATTCCATTTCAAGTTTTTGCTTTTTCTGATTGTTTGCTCACCGACAATCTTGCTGTTTACCAAAGCAAAGAACAAATTCATATTAATGAATTTAATAGCATTGATGGTACCAAATCAAATATGCATCTTCTAGAATTGTATAATCATAAGATGTCATTGGCCGAAACAAACAAGATGCATGTTGCTTTACTTAATAAGTATGTTCAGTGTAAGTATATGCTTGTTTCGACGCCGTTAAATGAGGCAATGATGTATCTTCGCGAGTATCTTCCAAAGTTTAAAACAAATAATAACATTGAAAAGATTACTGTCGTTACACTAACAGACGGCCGATCAAATATGATTAGACGCTCTGATTTTTTAAGCAAAAACGTTATTGATAGCAATCTTTTCACACAAAAGTTTTTTATCTCAAGTGAAAATACTAAAAAGAATTATGAATTTATTGGTTATCAAAGTTGCACTTTAACTAACGCACTAGCTCAGATGATTAGAGATGAGGTTAAAGCGACTATGATTGGTTTTCATATAACAGATACATCAAAACATGATTTAACTGAAGCAATCACAAATCATATTGCAATTGGTTCTACCGCCGCTAAAAGAGTAGCAGAGTCTCTTCAACCATTTATGCGTAAGGAGAATTTTACTAGTATCGTGACTCCGGGGTTTAGTAAGTTCTTTTTAATTGCAAAAAAGAAAGAAGTTGAAAATAAAACGTTTGAAAAATTAGATGGATCTGGTTCAGCATCTTCATTGGCAAAGCAAATGACTAAGATTATGAACAAAAACAAGACTTCACGGGTTTTACTAAACAATATGATTGACTTTATTGCCTAACGTATGTACATTAAATGACTTATTAGATATAATGTATTTACTGTAAAACTTTTGAGGAATACTATATTATGAAGACACAACAAATGCAAAATTTTCTTGAAGTATTGTTTGAAACATTTCCTGATGTTAAGGCAACTGGTATTGTAAGTCGTAAGCAAATGCTTCAAGTAATGGAACAAACCTCAACTACAAAGTGGCCGGCAATGATTCTTGGCCAATCAGTTGGACGTGGTTTGTATGCGGTTAAGGGCGGCCTTGCCGACAAAGAACCTGAAATTCAATCTCAACCGCAAGTTACTATGGATGTAACTGATCGTGATTCGCTAATTCCTTTGGTTGATCCTTATTTTGTACCATTTGGTAATTATAGTGATGTCTTGCAAGTTATTAAGACAGATCTTTTCTATCCGCTCTATATCACTGGACCTACTGGTAATGGTAAGTCTACTATGATCGAGCAGATCTGCGCTAAGCTAAAGAAGCCAATGATTCGGGTAAATCTTAATGCTCTAAGTGACGATGATCAACTTATTGGTTCAAAGACACTTGAAGACGGTAACGTTAAGATTGTGTATGGCCCAGTACTTCTTGCAATGAAGCTTGGTTGTCCTCTACTCCTTGATGAAGTCGATGCAGGTTCATCAAATAGTCTACTTTGTTTGCAACCAATTCTTGAAGGTAAACCATATTACTTCAAGCTCAACAATGAGATTATTCATCCTGCTCCAGGTTTTACCATCATTGCAACTGCTAATACTAAGGGTAAGGGCTCTGATGACGGTCGATACATTGGCACTAATCTGCTCAATGAAGCATTTCTAGAACGATTTGCTATTACGTTTGAGCAAGAATATCCAAGTGCAACTATTGAACTTAAGATTATCAATAAGCTCATGGAGCAATACAGCTGTGTCGATCAAGAATTTGCTGAACTACTTGTTAAGTGGGCTGACGCAATTCGTCGTACATTTGAAGATGGTGGTGTCGACGAGAACATTACAACCCGCCGTATGATTCATGTTGTAAAGGCTTATTCGATCTTTAGAAACAAGAATAAGGCAATTGAACTATGCTGCAATCGTTTTGATCGTTCTACTAAGACTGCGTTTATGGACTTGTTTGAAAAGATTTCTGATCCAACTGAACCAGACGTAGAAGCTGAATCAGTACAGGCAGTTAATCCATATTCCACCGATATCCCATTTTAATTTTACAAGAATGTTATCTTATAGTATAATAACACTCTTAAACTATGGAGATTAAATTGGTAAAACGTCAAATTTCAAAGCAAGAACTTGAACAATCACAACTTACAACATGCACTACGGGTCGTAAGTTTGATGGAGGTAAATTACAATTCAGTCTACTTCCACCAAAGTCTATTAAAGAAACTATTCGTGTGCTCCAATACGGAGCTGAAAAGTATGAAGTTGGTAATTGGAAGGTAGTACCAAATGCCAAGCAGCGCTACTTTGATGCTGCACTGCGTCATCTATGGGCATATCATGAAGGAGAAGTGCTAGATCCTGAAACTGGACTTTCTCATTTGGCACATGCGATTTGTAGTATAATGTTTATTGAAGATCTTCGTCAAGAAGAACAATCTGGAGATTAATTATGAAGCTATCACGTGACACCCTCTCAAAGCTTAAGAACTTTTCTGAAATTAATAACAATATTCTAATTAAGACTGGTTCGCGACTAACAACAGTTAATGCTTGGCCTCCTTCACTATTTGCTGAAACATTAATTGAAGAATCATTTGATGTCTCTGAAGAAGGTTTTGGTATTTACGATCTACCAGAATTTCTTGGTTTGGTAAGCCTATTTACTGATCCTGAACTTACATTTAATGATAAGTATATCACTATTAGTGAAGGTGATACAAGCATTAAGTATTTTGAAGCAAATAAGAGTGTTTTGACTTATTCGCAAAAGGATATTAAGTTTCCTGAATCAGACATCGACTTTTCAATTACTTCAAATACTCTATCAAGCATTCGTAAAACCGCGGCAATGTTGAAGACTTCAACCGCAACAATCATTGGTGAGAATAATAAGATCTCAATCCAAGTTGGTGATCGTAAGAATGCAACAGCAAATACATTTACATCGGTTGTTGGTGAAACCGATAAGGAATTTAATGTTATTCTAGATGTTGATCGGTTGAAGTTTATTCCTGGCGATTATGATGTTTCAATTTCTTCAAAGAAGCTTTGTAGGTTTGTAAATCCAACAACTAACACTACATATTATGTAGCGGTTGAAACTGGTACTACTTTTAACTTTTAAGAAAAAAACTATATTATGAGTGTAACTGCAAATCAAAATGAGTTTTTGTGGACAGAGCGTTATCGCCCACAGAATATTGATGAATGCATTCTTTCACCAAGTCTAAAAAAGACTTTTAAGGATATCGTTGCACAAAGTGAATTGCCTAACCTTCTTCTTTGCGGTACTGCCGGTGTTGGTAAGACTACTGTAGCAAAAGCTCTATGTAATGAAATTGGAGCAGAGTATCTATTCATCAATGGATCTGACGAAGGTCGTTCAATTGATGTACTTCGAACTTCGATTAAGGGCTTTGCTTCAACAGTATCTCTTACCAATGCTAAGAAAGTAGTAATTATTGATGAAGCGGAATTTATGAATGCTCAAACCATTCAACCCGCTCTTCGCGCTTTTATTGAAGAATTTTCAGAGAATTGCCGCTTCATCTTTACTTGTAACTTTAAGAATCGAATTATTGAACCACTGCATTCACGATGTTCAGTTATTGATTTTAAGATTGATGGTGCTGAAAAGCCAAAGATTGCGGCATCTTTGTTTAGTCGAGTTACAGAAATTCTAAAGTTAGAACAAATTGAATTTGATCCAAAGACCGTTGCTAAGCTAATTGAAACTCATTTTCCAGATTTCCGTCGAGTTCTTAATGAACTTCAACGGTATTCTGTATCTGGTAGGATTGATACTGGAGTTCTTATCAACCTTAGTAATGAGTCTTTTAAAGAGCTAGTTAAGAATCTTAAGGAAAAGAACTTCACTGATGTTCGTAAGTGGGTTGGTAAGAATTCAGATCTAGATTCTACTTTCTTGTTTAGAAATCTATATGACTCGTCAATGGACATGCTAGAAAAACAAAGTGTTCCGGCTTTGGTTCTTATTCTTGCGGAATATCAATATCGCGCTGCTTTTGTTGCAGATGCTGAGATAAATATTATGGCCTGTCTAACAGAAATTATGTCTCAATGTAAATTTGTATGATTATAGATCTAATTATTTTAATTACTGGATTAATTATCGGTTTTGCTTATGGTGCACATCATGCAAAAAAGATTTTTACTAATATTTTAGATAGTGCTATTGAAGATAGTCAACCAAAAGAAGAAAAAAATGATTTAGTGGTTAAGGTTGAAAAGCATGGTAATATGTTTTATCTGTATGACAATGAAACAGATAAGTTTATTATTCAAGGCTCTAACAAAGAAGAAATCGTTAATTTTTTACAAAAAACTTTTCCAAGTATCAGAGTTCTAGTTACAGCGGAAAGCGCAAAATTGGTAGACTTTAAGTGAACGCATTCGATTTTCTTACCGCTATTAATCAAACTAAAGAAGATTTATTTAAAGATCCTCAATCATCAAAAGATTATAATTCATTTATCGTAAATCGTGGTTTATCTTATTTTCCAGATACTATCATTTATGCAAATGAAATGAATAAGTATAATCAACTCGATTTTGATATGCAGTTTACTTTTTTGAATAGCGCTATTACAAAGAAAAAGCGATTTAGTAAGTGGCATAAAAAAGATAAATCAACCGATGTATTAAACGCAATTAAAGAAATGTATAAATATTCTGATGCGAAAGCTTCGGAGGTATTAGATATTCTTACACCCGAGCAGCATAATATTATTTTAAATAAAGTGAATAAGGGTGGTAGAAATGTCTGATCAAATTTACTATGATTGGCGTCCGGAATTAATGCTTGAGGTAGTTCTTCCAGAGCCTGATAGTTTTCTAAAAATTCGTGAAACATTAACTAGAATTGGTATTGCATCACGTAAAGAGAAAAAGTTATATCAATCTTGTCATATTCTTCATAAACAAGGTAGATACTTTATTGTTCACTATAAAGAGCTATTTGCTCTTGATGGTAAACAATCTTCTCTTTCGTTATCTGATGTCGAAAGACGAAATGTAATTGCTAATTTGCTTCAAGATTGGGGTTTATTGAAGGTCATTAGTACCGTAGTTGTAAATACGCCATCAATCTTATCGCAAATTAAAATTGTTTCTTATAAAGAGAAGCATGAGTGGGTATTAGTACCTAAGTATTCAATTGGTCAAAAACTACATAATAAAAATTATTAAGCTTTTTAATACTTTTAATTAGTCAGTTTAAGATAGTTTATTATTAAATAATATTGGGAATATTCCCTTTTTATTTGGAGAAGACTATGTGGACTAAGCCAATTGCTCAAGATATGCGTTATGGATTTGAAGTAACCGCTTACATTTCAGTTCGATAAGCTTATATAAATAAGATGCCCGAGACCTCTGCAAAGGTACGTCTCGGTTTTCTTAGACGTAATTAATAACTAAAATTAATTAATATTATTAAGTTAATAACTATTTTAAATTAGGAGATAAGCATGAAACTAGCTGGAACAAAAACCTCGGAGTGTTTAAAGGAAGCTTTTGCTGGCGAATCAATGGCAAATCGTCGTTATCTATATTTTGCAAACATGGCTGATATTGAAGGCGCACCTGAAGTCGCAAACGTTTTCCGTAATACCGCAGAAGGTGAAACCGGACATGCCCATGGTCATATGGAATATCTTTTAAAAGGCGGGGCTGGTGATCCAGCAACAGGTGAACCGGTTTCAACTGTTGCGGAGGCATTAGCTTCTGCTATTGAAGGTGAAACTCATGAATATACCGATATGTATCCCGGTATGGCCAAGACTGCTCGTGATGAAGGTTTTGATGAAATTGCTGATTGGTTTGAAACTCTTGCCAAAGCAGAGCGCTCACACGCAGGCAAGTTTAAAAAGACACTTGAAGCCTATAATGCATCATGATTACTATAGATGATTTAGTCCCATTTGACGTATATACAAATATTAGAGATACGTATCGCCAAAGAGCAATGACATATCGTGCAGATAGACGAATTGCAATTGGTGATCATATAACTATGGTTTTTGAGAATAAGGTCACGATTAAATATCAAATTCAAGAAATAATTTATGTTGAAAAAATTAAACAAGATTATTTGATTCAAAATGAAATTGATAATTATCAACCATTAGTTTCATCTAACCATAATCTTATGGCAACAATGATGATTGAATATTCTAAAGAAGAGAGAGCTGATGCACTAGCAAAATTAATTAATATCGAAGATTTTGTTTATTTACATATAGATGATCAAAAAATCAAAGCTATTGCAGATGAAGATCTTGAAAGATCAAATTCTAAGAAGACATCAGCAGTTCATTTTCTTAGATTTGATATTCCAAAAGAATTAATTAAAAAACATCATATGATTATACAATCAAAAATTGAAATTGATCATCCGGAGTATAAATACATTACTAATTTAGATAATCAATTTTTCTATAGATTAGTTGCAGATTTACATTAAATTGTACATTTAATACTCTGTATTATATTATGTATTTTTAGTTAACACACACGGAGCATCACATGTTTTTAATTGTACCATTTGTTTTTATCGCAGTATTTTCTGGCGGACCAAAGACTCCAACAGAACCAATGGCTGTTAAAGTATCACCTCCTCTTATTATGAAAGAGGAATTAGTACTAAGACAATATACGGTGTTGCCACCACCAACCCCTGTTTCATTTACACACTAACACGGAGAACTATTATGACACTACCTACCCCAAAAATCCCAGAAGTTAAGTTCAACCGCAATGGTTTTGAAATTCGTACAGATATTCTTGACATGGCAAAGAACCTTGTTATGGAAGAATTTCACGTCAAGTTTCAAGGTTGGGAAATGAGCGCTAAGCGCGATGAAAAAACTAATCAAGTAGTATCAACTCTTGATATGCCAGAATTTCCAGGTCTAGAAAAGATCTTGGAAACTGCTGAAAAGATGTATTCTTTTGTAAACAAGCAAAAGTAATAATTAAAGGGACCGAGGAAACTCGGTCCTCAAATATGATTGTTTGTATTTGTCGAAATATTAAATCTTCAGAATATTCTTCTGAAGAAGAAATAAAACAAAGAATTATGCAAGATGATTTTGTTTGTGGATTATGTCAGTTGCAATATTTAGTTAAAGAAACTAAAGAAACTAAAGAAACTAACACAAAATAAAGGAATCATTATGAATATTACAGAACTAATTAAAAATCTTTATATTGCAATTCGCGAAGGTAATAAGGAATTGCAAAAAAAGCTTTATGAAAAGATTACAAAAAAGAGTTTAAATAAAGAAAAAACTCAAGCTGTGCAATAAGGTATAAATATTAAGATTGCTGTATGAAGTTGAAGGAAAGGTGTTCTGGACGTGGAGTTCGACTCTCCGCCATCTCCACCATAAGCGTATTGCCTAGTATGAGTGCCTATAGGCTTAATCAGAGTCCAATAAGTAGTACGCTTATGATGGGGATGTCAAGGTTTCGACAGGGCAAACGAGTACAGATATGGACAGCTCGGCAATGCGAAAGCCGTAGGGTTGGGACTACCTGGCCGAAGAAGCAAAAAATAGTAAATGCCAACGATAGCAATTACGACCTTGCTCTAGCCGCCTAAAGCTAGAACGGAGTTTGGGCGTACTCGGCAACAGAAACGCCCACTTTATTGTCTTGCCTTCGGGGAGACGTTTTTATTTCTTGCTTAAAAGGAGAAAAGCATGACACAAGTAGGACGCATTTCATTTGGTAATCTTCATCCACATGTTCTAGGTTTTGATGACTTATTCCGTCATTTAGAAAAGACTCTTGAACAGCCAGTAGCAAACTCATTTCCACCTCATAATATCATTAAGCTCGACGATACTCGATATATTGTCGAACTCGCCGTAGCTGGTTTTGGTAAGGATGATATTGAGATCTCGGTAAATGACAATCAACTTGTTATTTCTGGGTCAAAGAAGGAACAAACCGATACTGTTACTTATTTACATAAGGGCATTGGTACTCGCGCATTCACCAAGACCATTCGTATTTTAGATACAGTTGAAGTTCGCGGTGCTGAATTCCGTGATGGTATTCTTCGTATTGGTCTAGAAAATGTTATTCCCGAGAACAAGAAACCACGTCGTATTGAAATTGGTTCTGAACTAACTTTCAATACTCCTGAACTTCTTCAGGGTTAAAATAACGGGGAGGCAACTCCCCGTTTTAAGTTAGTATATATATTATATTATGAAAACAAAGATCGTCAAATTGGTGTCATTTCCTGAAATTAAAAGAGGTAATTGGCATATTAAAACTTCTGTACTTCAGTACAAACAAATTCTTATTGTAGCTATTAATAAGGTTACAGATAAGACTATTATACGTTATTTTATTAATGACGATGATGCTGCAAATTTTATTGAATATATTGTTGAACAAAGGAATTATGAATGATTGATATTAAATTATTTAAGCTTGTAACTGGAGAAGAAGTACTTTGCACAGTAATTGATACTAATGATACATCTTATATTATTGAGAATTCTGTTGTATTAATTTATCAGCAAAGACCGGATGGTAAGATGTCGGCTGGATTTGCTCCATTTATGCCATATGCAAAAAAGTATATTTCAGTTTCTATTTCTTCAATTATCGCTGAAACTAGTGTTGATGATGAGATGATTTTTGAGTATAAGAGAATCTTTTCTGGCATTACTATTGCACCGGCATCAGCTATTATTTCATAAAGTTGTGTACAATAATTTAGGATAAGGATATAATGTCTCTATCCTAAATTATAAAGATTGTTATGGGCCCGAAACGCCAAGATATGACCGCAACCGTATATGACAAAAAAGGCAATGTTCTTTCGGTTGGTAAAAATTCATTTGAAAAGTCTCATCCAAAGCAGGCTTTTTATGCAAAGAAGGTTGGCCAACCATATCGCCAATACCTTCATGCCGAAGTGCAAGCAATCATTCGCGCAATGAAACGTGGAGATGCACATAAAATTAAAGTAGAACGATATGACAAGCAAGGTAATCCAAAACTAGCAAAGCCTTGTCCTATTTGTGAATTGGCTATCAAAGAAGCTGGTATTAAAATTGTTGAATATACTATTGGATAAATGATGACAACTACTACTTTTGCATTATCAAACGGCCTTAAAAGAAAATTTAATGTTTCGTCTAGATCAGACGTTCAAATGTATAAGAAATTTCTAGAAACAGGATCGTGGGGTGCGGGTGGATGCCCATTTGTTTTAGAACCACCTTATTTTAGTATTCCAGAAATGATTAATGACCGTCTTATTCGAAAATTTCTAAGTGTTGGTATTAAAAAATGAAAACAGCAAATGTTAAAAAAGATGAAAACGGCGAATACATTTTAGAATTTGACCCAACACTTATTGAAGAACTTGGTTGGCAAATTGGAGATACTCTTGAATGGCGCCCAGAAAGTGATGGTTCGTGGTCTATCTCTAAAAAAGAGACAGAATTTGTTTTTGATGCATCAAAAATTAAATAATCACAACTAATAGGAATATTAT